GAAATCAATCGTGAATCTGCTGTTAGATTATCAATTCCTGCTGCCGAAAAACTTGCAAGTGATCATGAAACTATTTTTGAAATAGATAACAAAATTAAAAATTGTGAAATGATTTTGGAAATATGTGAGAAATCTGAAAAAATTTTAAGTTCAGCTAGTTATGATATCAAAAATCTGGTGGAACTAATCAAAATGGAAACAAATTGAACCGTATTTTTCTGGATAAATCTAAAAAGTTTGGAATGATAGAATCACCGCACATTCGGATGATTCGAAATCATTTTTCGTGTGAAAATAAAACTGCACGGCATATGCGCAGAAAAGGTTATTTTGTGGCAGATCGTTTATATGCCATAACACCTTCCGGTAGATTTGATTTGGGTCTTTTCTATTCCATTTACAAATACATGTCAGAAACAATAGGCTTGGAGGATATTGTAGTAGAAAAGGATGTTTTAGAAAAAGCCAACCCTATTCGGCTTAAAACTGAAATTGAATACTTGGAATATGAACCAAGAGATTATCAGAAAGAGATGTGTGAAAAAGCATTTAAATTTGGCCGGGGAATTTTTGAAGTTGCTACTGGTGGAGGAAAAACATATGTCATGGCAACAATCAGCCATAATCTTATAAAAAATAATCTTGCGAAAAAAATATTGGTTATAGAACCTGATCTTGGTTTGGTAGAGCAAGTTTATGATGAATTCAAGAAAACTGGTGTAAAAAATCAGATTAAAAAATATACCGGAGATAATGATTTTGACGGAGATGCGGAAATTATTATTGCTAATATAGGAGTATTAAATTCCAGGGGTGAGGAAAAAATTAATGATTGTGATGCAATAATAATTGATGAAGCACACAAATATAAAAGAGGAAACAAAATTAATAAAGTTTTGGACAAATTACCGGCATGTATTCGATTTGGATTCACAGGAACCCTTCCAGATGAAAAAGAAGATGTTTTGTGTATTGAAGGTAAACTAGGTCCGGTGATTTATAAAAAAACATCAGTGGATTTGAAAGAATATCTAACACAAGCTCAATGCACAGTGATTGAATTGGATTATCAAAATCAGCCAGAATGGTTAGATCCAGATGATTTGAAAAGATATCGTCAAGAATATGAATTTGTAATAAACAATTCTTCCAGAAACAATATTATTAGCAAATTGAGTTGTAATTTACAAAATAATACATTGGTGTTGATTGATAGAATTCAACATGGGTTGGATCTTCAAAATGTTTTGGAAAAAATATGTGAAAATAAAAAAGTCTTTTTTATACGAGGAGATGTTGAAGTGGAATCTCGGAATGAAATTAGAAAAATAATGGAAAACGCTAACAATGTCGTTTGCATTGCCATAAGCAGTATTTTTGCAACAGGTGTTGATATTAAAAATCTTCACAATATTATTTTGGCAAATGCAGGAAAAGCTAAGATTCGTCTATTGCAAAGCATAGGTCGTGGGTTAAGATTACATCCCACCAAAGAAAAACTTATGCTTATTGATTTAGCCGACCAACTTTATTATGGAAAAAAACACTTTGAAAAAAGATTTGAAATTTATAACCGAGAACAAATAGAAACCAAGAAAACAAAATATAAAATAATATGAAAAAGAAAAGAGGACGCAAACCAAAGAACCAAAATTTGGATAATGATATATCTGAAGATCAAGAAAAAATTAAAAAAATTGCTGCAAAAATAAAAAAAGAAAAGATTCATTATGTAAATGCAAAAGAATTTGAGGAAGGCATTCGATCATTTTATGCATCTGAAATTCTTACCCAATATTTGGGTGAAAGTGTCAGTAAGATTGCTAATGGTCTGAGCTATGCTCCAAACTTTATAAATTATAGCTATCGAGATGAAATGGTGGGTGATGCTATTGTTAAAATGATGACAGCATTGAAACATAAGAAATTCAATCTTGATTCTGGTTATAGTCCGTTCAGTTATTTCACAACCATAGCATTCCATGCTTTTATTAATCGAATTAAAAAAGAAAAGAAGCATCACGAAACATTAGAACAGTATCGTGAAAAAATGTATACAGATAAAATGATTGAAGGAACTGCTAATACAGGTGCTCATGTTTATATTGATAATGACAATAATGACGACAACGATTGAAAACATTAACTCAAAAATCTCTTCTTTTTGCAGATTTACATCTAGGAGTTCATCAGAATAGTCCTAGATGGCATCAGCTTGCCTTGGATTGGGCAAAATGGAGCAAGGAAATAGCTGTAAAGGAAGGTGCAGAGTCAGTCATTTGTTTGGGTGATTACTTTCATGATCGGGATCAGATTGATGTTTCGACTCTTGATATAGCAAGAAAAGTTTTGGATATATTTTCTGATTTCAAAGTTTATTTGATAACCGGAAATCACGACATTTATTTTAAAGAAAAGAATGACGTAACATCTCTTCACATTTTCAAAGGATATCCTTATGTTAATGTTGTCAATAATACAACATTGTTCAAATACCAAGACAAACAAATTAATATGGTTCCCTGGACAGATTCTAATGAAGCAAAGAACTTTGAAGGAGATGTCATATTAACACATGCCGAATTTAAAAATTTTAGAATGAATAACAGCAAATTCTGTGAAGAAGGTATTGATTTGGAAAAATACCAAAATAATGAAAGGTTTATATTGGCAGGACATTTTCATATAAGCGATATCCGTAATCATGGAAAATTAAAAGCAGGATATCTAGGAAATCCATTCCAACATAGTTTTGCAGACATCAACAATAACAAATATGTTTATATTCTGGATTTGGAAAACATGGGATTGAAAAGTTTTGAAAATGTATTTTCGCCCCGGCATGAAATAATAAGATATTCAAAAAAAGAAGAACCCAAAAGAAAAAATTCAATTGTACGGGTCATTTTTGATGTTTCGGATACAACTGAGAAATACACAAGCTTTGCAAGCCAAATTCAAGAAGAGCATAAACCTTTCACTCTTTTGACGCAAACAGATTTTGAATTGAAAAGTGATGATATCAAAACTGACACAAACATATCATTTGAGCAAATGCTGGAACAATTTATTGATGGAATGGATATTGAAAATAAAAAAGAAACCCAGGAATATTGTTCCAATCTTTATAAAAGGTGCAACTAATGCATACTATAAACTTTAAAACTGTTTATATAAAAAATTTTCTATCAGTGGGTGAGAAACCTATTACAGTTAATTTTGAAAAAGGAATGTGTTTAATTACAGGTCAGAATCTGGATAAACCAGAAAGATCGAATGGTGTGGGAAAAAGCACAATTGCCGATGCTATTCATTTTGCCTTGTTTGGCGAAACTATCCGGGAAATCAAAAAAGATCTGATTCCAAATTATTACACAAATGGGAAAACATTGGTTCAAATAACTTTTGATATAGGAAATGACAGCTATGAAATAGCTAGAACAATGAATCCAACCACAACAAAATTCATAAAAAACACAGTGGATGAAACAAAAGATACTATAGCCAATACAAATGAGACCATAGAAAACCTTGTTCGTTGTACTAGTAAAATATTCAACAATTGCATATCATTGGGTATAAATTCCAGCAACTGTTTCATGAACATGAAAAAGTCGGAAAAGCGGGAATATATAGAATCTATTTTGGATTTGGACATTTTCTCTGAAATGACTGATATTTGTAAAACTGAATTGTCCGAAGAACGTAAACTAAGAGAAGGATTGTCTGCCAAAAAAGAAACCTATGAATCCATTCTAGAGGATTATAAAAAACAAAAAGAAGAATTCGAGAATAAGAAAAAGAAAAACATATCTGAACTTGAACAAAAAATAAAAGTATTAAAAGAAAAAATCTATATTTTAAACCAAGAAATTGAATCATTAATGGAACATTTATCTGTCGATCATTCTGAAAAGATAAACCAGGCTAAATCTGTTTTAAAAATCATTGAAGCGAAAATAAGCGAAACAGAAAAACTTATAGCTTCCAAGCAATCTGAAATACGCTCTATTCAAAAAAATCTTAATGAAATTAAAGAGAATATTGATACATGTCCATCTTGTTTGAGGGAAATAGATGAATCCTGTAAAGATCATGTTGAAAATCGTAAAAAAGAAATGCTTCAACAGATAACAAATATTGAAAATGAAATTAAAAAGGAAAAGGACAAAAGAGAAAAATTTTTGGATAAGAAGTTAGAAGCTGAAAAAATAATAGATAATTTACAGAAAAAGGAAAAACAATCAGAAAGAGACAATTCCAAGAGAGAGCAAAACAAAAAACTTATAGAACAAATCAATTCTTCAATTGATGATATTGAAAAACAAATAGAAAAAGAGAAGAACCGAACAGAGAATTTTAACAAATTGATTGAAGAAAATGAAAAGAAAAAGCAAGATTTGGAAAAAAAGATCACCGAATCTGATAAAAACATATATATTTTAAATAACAGTAAATTTATATTAAGTGATGAAGGATTAAAAAGTGTCTTTATTTCAAAAATTATAAATCTTTTAAACAGTAAAATAAACCATTATTTGAATAAATTAGATGCCAATTCACGAATAAATTTTGATAGTTATTTTGAAGATACCTTAACAGATTCGGTGGGTAAGGTTGCTAGCTATGCGAATCTTTCTGGTGCTGAAAAGAAGGCGGTTGATCTTGCCTGCATGTTTTCATTCATGGAAATGCGAGAGCTTCAGAATTTTCCAGTATTCAATTTTGTGCTTTTTGATGAGATTTTTGATAGTAGTTTCGATAAAAAGAGCGTTCAACTTATAACTGATATTTGTGAAGAAATATCCCTGAATAAGTGTGTATTCATTATAAGTCACCGAAAAGATGCGATTTATTCAAATAATTTTAAAACATTAAGCTTACAAAAGAAAAATGGCATAACAACAGTGCTTGAAAATTAAAATAATATATTAATTAGATTTATGTTTAATACTGGTAATCCATTTGCTGCAAATCCTCTTCTTCAAGCAGTAAGTCAATATTCTAATACTATAGCACCAAGACCTGCGTTGGCACCCACATCACCACAGCCTGACAATATGCCGGATCGTGGAATCAATTATCTTGCAGATTATAGCGGTTGCGGTCATTGGCGTTTGATTTGGCCCGAAATGATTCTTAATGCCCATAATAAAATGACCATGCATAGCACAACAGTCATGTGCCTTGATCCTCGTTATTATATCAATACCAAGGCAGTTCGTGTTCAACGTCAGGCAACAGAACATCAATTAAAGTTTGTTCAGTTTTTAAAACAATTGGGACAACAGAATGGTTTTCGTCTTCTTTATGAGATTGACGATCTTGTTTTTCATGAAGATATTCCAGATTATAACAAGTTTAAAACTGCATTTATTGATCCTAATATCCGAAAACAAGCCCAAGCTATCATGAATGAATGTGATGAAATCACAGTAACATGCAAATTCATGAAAGATTATTATGCTGAAAAGACGGGTCATAAAAAAATCACAGTAATTCCCAACTATCCTCCAAAGTTTTGGATGGGTAATTACTATAATCTTAAAAAAATTAGTGAAAATTACGATAACAGCCAAAAGAAACCAAGAATTTTATACGCTGGAAGTGGTGCACATTTTGATGTGGAGAATCGTGTAGGACAAAATGATGATTTTGCACACGTTTTACAGGCAATTGCAGATACAAAAGACAAATATCAGTGGGTTTTCTTTGGTGCATTTCCAATGATGTTCCGACCTCTCGTTGAAAAAGGCATATTTGAATATCATCCTTGGCAAGATCTTTATAATTATCCAGGCAAGATCAATGATTTGAGAGTCAATATGATGATTGCACCATTACAAAATAATAATTTCAATAAAAGCAAGAGTGATTTGAAGTATATTGAAGCTTGCTGTTATGGTCTTCCTATTGCTTGCCAAAATCTTTGCACATATGAAGATGCTCCATTCAAATTTGATACCGGAGATGAAATGATTAAGGTAATTAATGAAGTTTTAGGTAAAAAATCAAAATATATGACTCATTGTGAGCGGGCTAGATCTGCCTCAGAAAAGCGTTGGCTTGAAAATGAGGATAATATTAACAAATATGTTGAATTATACAAATATCCTTATGGGGATGAACGCCGGGTGTTGCTAAACAAAGTGAATGGGTTAACATAGTTGGCGTGTATAGGCATGCCACATACGATCCTTTAAATCACGCTATTCGTCTGGCTACATGGTCAGAAACAGGTGAGCGAGTAACAGTAAGTCGCACATATTATCCGTATTTGTATGTAGAAACAAGTGGCCAACACGACGAAATATCATTATATAATACAAAATTAAAGAAAAAAACATTTAGTTCATCTAAAGAACGTCGTATTTTCTCTGAAAAGGATGAAAACAAACGCATTTATCATAATTTCACTTGTTCCCAACAGTTTTTAATCGACGAATTTTCGTCAGAAATAGATAGTCCAGATTTTGTTAAGCATCCACTAAAAATATTTTATCTTGATATTGAAACTTACAGTCCAGATGAGTTTCCAGAACCATCATTGGCGAAAGCACCTGTCAATATGATAACCATATATGACAATCTTTCAGAAAAGTTTCATAGTTTTGGATTGGGTGAATATGATTCACATGACAATATAATCTATCATAACTGTAAAACTGAAATAGTTTTATTGGAAAGGTTTTTGGATTTCTTTCAAAAAGATTATCCTGATATTGTGGCAACCTGGAACGGAGAAGTTTTCGATATTCCTTATCTTGTGCATCGTATAGGAAGAGTTTTAGGAGAGGATCAGGCAAAAAGACTTAGTCCATATAATAATATTATCTCAAAAGAGATATTCACCAAATTCGGAAAGAAAGCAGAAAAGTTTTATATTGAAGGAATCGCCAATTTGGATTACATGAATGTTTATAAAAAGTTTTGTCCAGTGCAGCGGGAAAGCTATTCTCTGGGTTCCATAACTTCACTAGAACTGGGAGAAAGCAAAATAGAATATGAGGAAAGCAATCTGTCCTCATTGGCGGAGAAAAATTGGAAGCAATTCGTAGATTATAACATTCAAGACGTTAATCTTCTGGTTAAGCTAGAGGAAAAATTGCATTATTTGAGCATTCTTCGTTCTCTTTCTCATGTAGGACTGACCAATCTTGAAACTGCCATGAGCACAATCAGTATTGTGGCGGGTGCAGTGGCTATTCAAGCCAAGAAAAATAAGAAAATTATACCCACCTTCCCACATAAAGAAGATGATGGAGTTACAATTGAAGG